CCTTAAGACTCTTACGATTGAATCTTAAGACTTCAACCTACCAGTTAATAATACTCATTAAGAATTAATCATACTTAAGAGTAAAACTTAAGATTCAATCGTAAGAGTCTGATCTGATCATTGTCAATTATTGGTGTAGTTATTGTTTATTAGAGTTCTGTCGCTGAAGAAGCACAGACCCTGTAGTTTGAAGCTATGGGGTAACTATCATCAGGATGCTTACTCTCTCTGGGCATCTTGTGGGGCTGGCTGAGGTTCGAAACTCGGTCGGCCCATTCTAACAAACACACAGAGAGAAACAGAGAGAAGAGAGATATGAAGTATTGTAGTTACTGCAAAAGTAAGAAGTCAGTTTCTGAGTTTGGTAAATGTAAATCTAGGAAAGATGGTTTACAGCCAAGGTGCAAATCTTGTAGGGTTAAGACCAACAAGGACTACTACTCTAGGAACAGACAGTATTACTTGGACTATGAGAAGAACAGGTACAGGAACAAGAAGTCTGATAATGTAGCTAGGGTAGCCAAGCGCAGAGCCAAGAAACTGCAAGCTACCCCTGAATGGCTTACCCAAGAGCACCTAGACCAGATTAAAGACATCTACGCTCATGCTAGGGATTGTGAGGTAGTTACTGGTGACCAATACCACGTAGATCACATCGTACCGCTTCAGGGCAAAGACGTGTGTGGGCTGCACGTACCTTGGAACTTACAAGTCCTCCCAGCAGAGGTCAATCAATCGAAGAGTAACAAAACATGCCACCTAAGCACGGTTTAGAATACAACCCTGAAATCGGGAAGAAAGTGCGTCAACAGATTGCTGCTGGTGTGCCTATTAAAGACGTGTTCCAATCTATACAGCATATGGCTTGGAGTCCGGCGTCAATGACGACTTTTTACAAAAAATACGGTAAAGACATCTACTCCACTCGTGCAGACATTACTGAAAAGATTGGTAGTCGAGTTGTAGATCAGGCTCTTAATGGTGATGTAGACAATCCGGTTACATGGAAATCCCAAGAACTCTATCTTCGTAGTCATGGTGGCTGGAGTCCCAAATCTACAGAGCAAACTCAAGAAGTGGGTACTGAAGAGGAAGAAGCTGAGAGTGCTGTTAATTCCTTGATGAAACTATTAGGTAAGGACACTGAGGAAGAATGACCCTGACAGCGGCTAAACTTAGAGAGTTACCTGACGAAGAGGTTAAAGCTGCACTCTCTAGTCTGACTAAGACACAGCTAGAAGAGTTACAAAAAGATTGGTCATTCTGGGCGCGACCTGAGCAAATTCCACCTGAAGGTAATTGGAACACATTTCTAGCTCTAGCTGGACGTGGTTGGGGAAAGACCCGCGCAAATGCAGAGTGGGTAAGAGCACAAGTCAAATCTGGTAAGAAGCGTGGTGCTATTGTCTGCGCTACAAACAGTGACATCGAAAAAGTTTTTGTAAAGGGGGAGTCAGGTATTCTTGCTTGTTGCTCTCCCCACGACAAAACAAAAAGGGGAAAACACATTGGGATGCCAACTTGGTCCCCAACTAAAAGAACCCTTTTCTGGTGGAAAAATGGAGTAGAGACTGGAAAAGACGCAGATGTTGTAGCTAAGGTAGAAGCGTTCTCCGCAGAGGAACCAGAGCGTCTACGAGGGCCACAATTCGAGTTTTTATCTGCTGATGAGCTTTGCGCTTGGAACAAGGACCAAGAAACTTGGGATATGGCCCAATTCTGCCTTCGCCTTGGTAAGCATCCACAAGTCTTTATCGCAACAACTCCTAAATCGACTGTGCTACTACGCAAGATTATGGCAGACCCTAAGACTATTATCGCTAGGGGGTCCACCTTTGATAATGCAGCCAACCTTGCAGATACTTACCTTGAGGCGGTTAAAACCCAGTATGAGGGCACTCGCCTTGGTAGGCAGGAACTTTATGCTGAAGTCCTAACAGAGAATGAAGGCGCTCTCTGGACTGCTGACATGATCGACAACTGTCAGATTACCTCCTCAGAACTACCACCCCTTATTAGGAATGTTGTAGATGTAGACCCTGCCGTATCCTCCAACGTAGACTCAGATAACACTGGTATTGTTGTAGCTGGCATATGTGAACAGGGTAAGGCTTATATCCTTGGTGATTACACCTTCAAGGGTTCACCAGAAACATGGGCCAATAAGGTAGTTTCTCTTTACCACGAATTTGAGTGTAGTCGTATCGTATACGAGAGCAACCAAGGTAAAGACCTCATACCAAGCCTCTTCAAGACTATTGATGAGAACCTACCCCTCAAGGGTGTACATGCTAGTACCGCTAAGATCGCCAGAGCGGAACCTGTAAGTGCCCTCTATGAGCAGGGTAAGGTCTTCCATGTGAGAGACTGTGAGGCTCCTCTGACAGAGCTTGAGACACAGATGACCACATATGAGCCACTAGGCAAACACAAGTCTCCTGACAGATACGATGCTATGGTTTGGGCTTTAACGGACCTCATGCTTAAGGGCTACGCAAAACCACAACTGAAACTAGTATACTCCAATTCTAAAGGGCTAAGATAATGCCTCGCACTCCAATCCGCGCAAAGACTACAGATGTAATAACCGATGACGGCTCTGTTATCGTGTCCGTCGCCAAGGGTGAGCAAATCCACTTGACATTTACACTACAGTGGCTGTCCAATCTTACAGGTTACACAATCACAGCTAAGGTTGCGGAGGCTGCTAACGAGGCGGGTGATCTTGAAGTACCCCCAACCGAAGAAGACCCAAACACGCCAACGGTCACAACGCTGACAATCATCGACGACACTGTGTCTGACAATACGTTCAAGGTTGTTATTCCTGATGACCTTTGTGACACTTGGGCTGTTCAGCCAACCCCTGACGATCCGGTCTATGGGTTCTTCGCTTTGAGTGTAGCAGACACGGGTGTTGGGGATGCCCAGCAGATTTTCGTTCCTGTGCGGGGCTTGGTTGAGGTCCGCTATAACCCGGTGGAAAGTAGCTAATGACGTACTCTGTTTCTGTATCTGGAACTACATTTACTGTCGATATGACTTCGGTCAGCCTTTCGGTCGCGCTTTCGCAGGTGGGGCAGCAAGGCGCAACAGGGCCAACAGGAGCTTTGCAAACCGACACGGTTACTGGCGACCTTTATGTTAGCGGGGACGTGGGCATTGGGACGAGTAACCCCTCATACGCGCTTGACGTAGCGTCCGAGACAGACCCATCTATTAGGGTCCGCTCAACGGGGTCCGCTTCTACAGATGACGCATTCCTCCGAGTGCAGTGCGCGGGTAACACCACAGCAAGAAGTTATCTGGCTTTCGGTGACGCCGACAGTAGTTTTGTCGGGAGCATTATATATAGACACGCCGACGACAGTATGCAGTTTTCGGTGGATGGTTCCGAACGCCTCCGCATCGACTCGGAAGGTATTGTAATAATCAATGAAGGCACTGTGGTTCTTAACGGCAATGAGATTAACGCACTTCAAGTAACCATCGCAGATGATGCTGTAGCTGAACTAACATTTCCTTCTCGGCAAGGCGGACTTCTTTGGGTTACTTGTGAAGCGCAAGGGAGTTTTCCTCAGATTAATAACTTCAGCGGTTTTGTAACTGTAGATTTTGGAGATAGCCCCGGTCATCAAACTCCAATTTACGCAGGTAATTCTTTTGAAATGAACAATTCTGGTGCGCTTACAGGCACTACAGGTACGGACGGCTCGGTTACTGTTGGCACTGCCGGAACCAGTGGAACACTTTATATCGAAAATCGCTCAAACGGAGACCTTGATTTTCAAATTACCCTGCTGTAAGGAGGCAAACAGATGGAACCGAAATACACCGCACAACGGGTTGAAGGCACGGACAACGGCTGGATGCTGACTGACAACGAAACTGGTAAAAAGCACCTTGTTTTCTGCAACGTCAACGCAAACACCGCAGAAGACGCTGTTGCCTTGATTGAAGACCGCCCTGACGGAGACCTTGAGTGAACATAAGCAAGATCATCTTTTCTGGCAGGAAAACCACATCGCGGATGCGATAGGCTACCACAACTGAAACTAGTATACTCCAATTCTAAAGGGCTAAGATAATGGCTACATTGAATGATCGGGTGTTTGATAATGGCCTTACGGTCCTAGACACCGAAGCAAACGCAATCCACATCACCTCGCAAGAGGCTACAGACTACACAGACGCTACTTCCACTAGCACATTGGGTAACTCCACATCTCTGAGCATTGGCGCACCTGCTGACCGCTCTGGTGGTGGTCGTGAGGTTACTGTAGCTGCTATTACGGATGGTAGTGTTACGGGCACAGGCACAGCAAGCCATTACGCTATTGTAGATACTGTTAATAGTCGTCTCCTCGCTACTGGCTCCCTCTCATCCTCCCAAGCAGTGACTTCTGGTAACTCCTTTGCACTTGCCTCCTTCACTATTGGTATCCCTGACCCTGCCTAATTTGAGGTTTTCTCATGGTTAAACTCGTCAACCGCGCCAAGATGGGCACTGCCACTACTGGCACGGGAACTATCACGCTTGGCTCTGCTGAAAGCGGCTATCAGTCATTCGCTGATGCTGGCGTGGCTGACGGAGAGACCGTGCGTTACGTCATTGAAGACGGTGCGGCTTGGGAGATCGGCACAGGCACCTATACGGCGTCTGGAACCACTCTGAGCCGCACTGTCACTGAAAGCAGCAACTCAGACGCAGCGATTAACCTGTCTGGGTCTGCTGTTGTGTATGTAACAGCGACATTCGACGATATTGTTCAGCCGAGAGAAAACCTCATTATCAACGGCAACTTTGATATTTGGCAGCGTGGGACGAGTTTTAGTAATTTTGGTTCTGGAGCGTACACAGCTGATCGTTGGGTTGCGTTCCAAAATGGCACTGGTGCAAGTCGTACAGTTAGTCGCCAAGCATTTACACTCGGACAAACAGACGTACCTAATGAGCCAGAGTATTTTTTTAGATATGATCAAAGTGTTGCAGGAAGCGGCGCAACGTTTTGCAATATTGAGCATCATATCGAAGGCGTAAGAACACTTGCGGGGCAAACTGCAACTCTAAGTTTTTGGGCAAAATGCTCTAGTTTATACAATATGACCGCAGGTGTAGCTCAAAAGTTTGGAACTGGGGGGTCGCCTAGTTCTAGCACAGCTACAGGTTTTGGAACAGCATCTCTAACAACGTCTTGGGCGAAATACACATTTACAACAACGCTACCTTCAATTAGTGGAAAAACGCTCGGAACAAATAACAACGACAATCTAAATCTTTCTTTTCAGCTGCCGCTTAACACCACATTTACTATCGACATTGCCCAAATCAAACTAGAACCCGGCGACACTGCTACTGATTTTGTCCCTCGCAGAATAGAAGACGAGTTAGCAAAGTGTCAGAGGTATTATCAAACAGGCCGTCTTTTTATGCAAGGTCAAACCGCCTTAAACGTATTTATGGGAACATCTACTGCACTGCCAGTAGTTATGCGATCTCTTCCAACAACAGCGCTAACTGTTCTTAGTTCAGTCAATGTTTCTTCAGGTCCATATTTTATAGCCGTTACAGATAGCAGTATTGGAATGAACGCGCAATTCTCTGGAGCAAACGGAACTGTAGGCATTTCCTATACAGCAGACGCAGAGTTATAAGGAGCGACAAATGAAACAAATAACAAAACTGCTCAACGGACATTATAAGGCTACAATAGACGGCGTTGAAATAACTGTGCCAGAAGCGCAAGGTAATCGCCATTATCAGATGATCCAAGAAGCCATTGAGGCAGGTGAAACAATCACAGTCGAAGAACGAGTAATCACAGTTCAAGAAGTAAAAGCCGAAGCCTATCGCCGCATCATTGCCATCTGCCCTGAGTGGAAGCAACGCAACCTGACAGCCCAAGCGGCACAACTTGCCAAGAAGGGTGAGGCCAACTGGACGCCGGAGGAAGCGGCTGCATGGGCAGCGGGTGAAGTGATCTGGAATCAAATTGCAGCTATCCGCGCAGCATCTGATGTAATTGAGGCAATGGACCCGATCCCAGCGAATTTATACGATCTACCTGACTGGCCGTAAGAGGACTGACCAATGCTCGGATTTTCACCATTAGCTGCTGCACCCCTAGCGGATGATGGGGTTAATCTTGAGGTACTTACAGCCTCTAGCATCATTACTGGGTCACCTCTTGTAAATGATACAACAGTCTCTCAAGAGCATTCCTTAAGTGGTGTAGCCATCTCCACTGGTAGTCCCACACTAGGGTCTCCTGCTGTAAGCCAAGTAGACACACTCTCTGCCGATAGCATCCTGTCTGGATCGCCTGTTGTAGAGGGAACCTCTCTTGGGCAAACTCATGTAGCTTCTCCTGTAAGTATTGTCACAAGCACTCCATCTGTAGGTAATACAACAGTCTCTCAAGAGCATAACCTCTCTGGGAACTCCATCCTAACTGACAGTCCCACACTAGGGTCTCCTGCTGTAAGCCAAGTAGATGTGCTTATTACTGTAGACATACTAAGTGGTAATCCTGTTGTTAACCCAACGTCAGTTACACAAGAACACGATCTTACTGCTGATAACATAACGGCTGGCACCCCTTCTCTAGGGTCTCCTACTGTAGGTCAAGCAGGTACACTAGGAACAGATAACATTGTATCTGGTATACCTGTATTAGGCTCTCCCGTACTTGAGCAATCTTACGCACTTGGACCTAACACCTTAACCTCTGGTACACCTTCTGTTGGTAACACTGGCCTAACTCAGCAACATATTATAGTTTGCACTGGAACTACTACTGGAACTCCGGTTGTATCTTCCCCTAGTGTTACTCAAACACACGACCTGTCTGGCCTTAACTTAGTTACTGGTAGCCCTCAAGTTGGGGAAGTTTCTCTGGGTGTTTCTGGTAAACGGGTTGTGTCTATAACAGGCAACAGCACAACGACTGTAGAATTGGCAGAGCAATACAATACGGCAGACTTTGAAGAGTCTCGTAATAGTGCCTCTTTTACTGAAAAATTTAATAGGGTTGCATAATGGCTTTTACTATCAGACAGAACGACACATCCCCCTCTCTGCAAGCAACCTTGAAAGACTTTGAAGGGACTTCCATCTCGATCAGTGGTGCTACTGTACAATTCCACATGAAGTCTATTGATGGTACCCTAAAGGTTGACCAACAAATGACCATTACAGATGCAGATAATGGTGTTGTTCAATACGACTGGCAATCTGGGGATACTGACACCCCCGGCTCTTACTATGTAGAGTTTGAAGTAACTTACTTAGACGGCTCTATTGAGACTTTCCCAAACAAAGGCAATCTGTCGGTGGTTGTCACCAAAGAACTCTCCTAATGAAATATCTAAGGAAACTTAAAGATGTCACAGAAGCAACTCTCAGTAACCGAAAGTCAGAAAATTCTGGGTGTTGCAGGAACATCAACTCGTAATGGCACGTTAAAAGCTGACGACCTTCAGCCTGAGCTTCGTGGTAAGCGGGCTATCCGTAAGTATCGTGAGATGCGGGACAATGATGCTACTATCGGTGCTGCCCTTTATGCTGTAGAACAGATGCTACGAGATGTACCCATTAAGATCACTCCTGCTGATGATTCTGAACAGGCTAAGGCTGAAGCTGAGTTTGTAGAATCAGTCCTTGAGGATATGGACCATAGCCTTGACGACCACATCTCAGAAGCACTATCTTTCCTTACCTTTGGCTTCTCTGCATTTGAGGTAGTTTACAAGCGTAGGATTGGTCCTTACGAACGTAGCCCTAAGAAGCGTTCTAAATTTAATGATGGTCGCATTGGTATCCGTAAGATTGCCCCTCGTGCTCAGTGGACCATTAACCGCTTTGATGTAGACCAACAGTCAGGAGACCTCTACGGTTTTCATCAGGATGTATCCTCTGGCTTTGGCACTAACTACATCCCAATGCGTAAGGCTATCCTCTACCGGACCACTACAATCAATGGTGACCCTTCTGGTCGTAGTATCCTCCGTAATGCTTACGCTTCTTATGAGCGTCTTAATGCTATCCAACAGTATGAGGCTATCGGTATTGAGCGAGAGCTTGCAGGTATCCCCCATGCAGAGGTTCCAGCAGAGTATCTCTCAGCAGATGCTACAGAGGCTCAACAGGCAGTCCTGAACCAGATGAAGGAAATCCTACGAGACCTCAAGTTCAATGAGCAAGGTTTCCTGATTACCCCATCAGATACCTATCCCGGTAAAGATGGAGAACCCACCAATCAGAAGCTAGTATCTGTAAAGCTGATTTCTTCTGAGGGTACCCGTAATATCGACATTGACCCTGTAGTTAAGCGTTACCAACACGACATTGCTCGTAGTGTCCTTGCTGAGTTTATTATGTTGGGTGGTGGTAGTAATGGTTCTTATGCCCTCTCCAAGAGCAAGTCTGACCTATTCCTACGTGCCCTTGAGAGCTACATCCATACTATTGTAGACATCCTCAACAAGCAACTCATTGAACCCCTCTGGCGTCTTAATGGCCTTGACTTCGATCTGATGCCTAAGATTAAAGCTGGTGATGTGGCACCGCACGATCTACAACTTCTTGGTGGGTTCTTGCGTAATCTCAATTCTGCTGGTATTACTTATGCAGACGACCTTAACATTGTAAACGCACTCCTAGACCAAGCTGAGTTGCCAAACATTGATGAGGAAATTTACAGAGCCTCTCGTGAGCGTGAATACGAAACACAAATGGCACGTAACCAGTATTATGACGATGACAACATCAAGGGTACTACCCTAAGCCCTGATGAGGAAGAAGACGACAAGAAGGTTGGCAACTGATGTCCCAATGGAACAGGTTACAATATGAAGTTCCTGACGGTAGGTTAGTTCAAGCCCAACGAGAGATTTACCAGACTTTCGGAGATAAGGTCTCTATTGATGCTAAAGCCAAAAGCCTCATTAAGTTTGGTAAGTCTGCTGAACTAGGAACCACTCGTGAAACTGTCTGGACTGTAGGTGGAATGGAGACTTACGTTCAAGACAATCTTATTGACACAATCTCCTCTAGTTCTGCCACTGATGACCAAGAGATTTACCTTGAGTGTCATACTGTATCTGGCACTGGTGAAGACCAACAGTTTACATTTATAACGCAAATTGGTCAAATTATAGGTCAGAATAAAGTCTCTTTACCCACCCCTGTAGCTCGTGTCTCTCGTGTTGTAAATAATAATGGGCATGAGCTTACTGGTGCAGTCTACGTTTATGAGGATACGGCTGTTGTAGGTGGCGTACCATCTGATGTGACTAAGATACACGCACAGATACCCCAAGGCTTCCAACAGTCCTTTAAGGCAGCTACAACCTTCAGCAATCAGGACTACTACATTCTCACTGGTGGGTTTGGTTCAGTTAGCTACAAACAAAGCGCTACTGTAAATTTCTACCTAGAGGTCAGACAAGCAGGTAAGATATTCACAGAAGGTGCTGCTGTATCAGCTCACTCAGCAGGTGGTGCTTGGCAGATCGACTTAGACCCATGTGTGATTGTGCCTAAGAATGCTGATGTACGTGTTACCTGCCAAACAGACACTCAAGGTGCTGAAGTCTACGCCAGTTTCAAAGGTTACCTAGCAAAGGTAGTATCATGAATAAATTAATTGAGAAATTCCAAACTGACTTCGATGTATTCAGTGATCCCCTGTCTGCTAAGGTACGCTCTCGTGCTATCGGGCTAGAAGGTAAAATCCATGTATACGATCTTGATGGTCAAGCCTACTACGTCCCCGGTGCTACCCACAAGGAATACCTTGAGCACATGGAGTACGAGGATGACGATGACGAAGAAGAGATCACTGAAGATCGCATGGTAGAAGCCCTACGAGCAGTAGTAGCAGAGATTATGAACAAATCAGATAAAACTCAAGACGACTTCAAGATTATTAAGGTAGATGAGGAACAGCGTATCATCTACGGATGGGCTTCAGTAACTACCTACAAAGGTGATTTGGTAGTTGATCGTCAAGGAGACATCATTCGTACAGAAACACTTCATAAAGCAATTAATGAGTTTATGGAGAATGTACGAGTAGGGAAATTGATGCACGAAGGTGAGCAAGTAGGACAGATTATCCACTCGTTCCCAATCACTAAAGATATTTGTGCAGCATTAGGTATTCAATCTGACATGGAAGGGTGGATCACAGGCTACAAAGTCTATGATGACGCTCTTTGGGAAGATGTCAAGATTGGAAAATATGGCGCTTTCTCTATTGGAGGTGCCGCGCAGAAGGAAGAGTACATTGCCGATTTGTAGGGATTGTCTCGAAGATAAACCAGACGGGTCTTTCCACAAACACCCAAGAAAAGCTAATGGCTTAAATTCTTATTGTAAAGATTGTCAGAGTAAACGTAATAAGTTGTGGAGAGATAAAAATAAAGAAAGTAGGGTTCTGTATAAAAAGAATTACTACCAACTTAATAAAGACAAAGGACGTAGGCATAACGCTGAGAGGTATGCTCGTAAGTGTCAATCAACACCCTCTTGGTTAAGTAAGGTACATAAGCAACAGATAGATGAAATCTATTGGCTTGCAAAAGACCTACAATCTGTTTCGGGTGAAGAGTACCACGTAGATCATATTGTCCCCCTCAAGGGTAAAAATGTTTGCGGTCTTCATGTCCCGTGGAATCTTCAAATCCTACCAAGAGATGTAAATCAATCTAAGGGAAACAGATATGCCGACTGAACTCAAGAAACTCACCCTAACTGAATTGAGCCTTGTTGATCGGCCAGCTAATCCGTTGGCAATGGCCCCAATCTTCAAAGCTGATACTTCCAAAGGAGAAAACATGGAAGATGATAAAATGACTCCAGAGATGGACGAAAAGATTAAAGCGTATATGGCCGATAAGGGCTGTGACCGCAAGACTGCTATGAGCGCTTTGATGAAGTTCGATGAGTTTGAAGCTGAAGTGGAAACACTTAAGGCTGATGTAGAAAAGCTGAAGGCTGATAATGAAGCCCTCCGCAAGTCAGTCCTCGAAGAAGGCTACAAGATTACTGCTGAGGGTATCGAAAAGAAAGCCCCAGAAGAGTTCATCGAAGTAGAAGGTGAACAGATTAACAAAGCTGACATTCCTGCACCCATCCTTAAGAAACTTGAGGAAGCAGAGATTGAAAAGGCTGAGAACGCAATCCAGAAGCGTTGTAAAGAGACCCTCCCGAATATCTCCGAAGATCACGCTCGTGTCCTCCTGAAGGCTCATGATGATCTGGTAGAAGAGGAAGCCAAGAAGTTTGCTGAGTTCATGCAAGCACTGGACAACCTCTTTGATGAGATGACTGAAGAAGTTGGTAAGTCTGCCGCTCAGGGCGATATGGAAGACCCCAACGAGAAACTTAACGCTCTTGCTAAAGCATATGAAGCAGAGCACAACACAACTTTCGC